CAGTAGAATTTATGACCAAGCGTATTGACGAAATCGATTCACGAGGTACTTTTAAAAGCGATGATGAAGTAGGTTTTTTCTTCGAGCGACTTAAAATGTTGAACGAAATGTTAAAACCCTACAATATTAAATTATGAGTGAAATAGCCCCAAAAAAGAAAAAAGGTGTACAATACTTTACTCAAGAGACAGAAGATGCAATTGTAAGGTATAATAAATCAACTAACCAACAAGAAAAAGAAAAAATATACCACAGATATATTCACTATGCTTTCTTTAAGTTAACCGAAAATATTATCCATACCTTTAAATTTTATTATACTGAGGTAGAAAACATTGAGGATCTTCAGCACGAGGTGATTACCTTCCTTCTCTCTAAAATGCACTTATATGACCAAACCCGAGGATCTAAAGCATACTCTTACTTTGGCACAATTGCCAAACGATATTTAATTATATCAAACACGCGAAACTACAAGCGAAGAATTGATAAAGCCCCAGTTGAAGGAGTAGAAGAAGACGAACGTCATTCATACGTTATCGACGAAACTACAGCTAGCGATCCCCACCAAGATAGATTATCTATTTTTATAGATCTTTATACTGAATATTGTACTGAAAATATTTTTGAATTGTTTGTTAAAGATGAAGATGCTCAAATAGCAGACGCAATTTTGGAACTATTCCGTAAAAGAGAAGACATAGACGTATTTAACAAGAAAGCTCTATACATTTATATTCGTGAGCAGGTTGATGCTAAAACACCTAAAATTACTAAAATAGCTAACCAGCTATACGATATATTCAAACACAACTATATATTTTATTTAGAACACGGTTATGTAAACTTTAAATAACTTAGTATTTATAACTATGAGCCAGTTTGATAAAATAGTATTTGGTAAGAAAAAATTCTCGGATATATTAGAAGAGATTTACAATAACCAACAGAAAAAAGATAAGCAGGTAACTGCCCTTATCAAGGAACTACAACCTATGGTCGAAGAAATAGGTGATGCTACTCTTATTGTTCCATTAATTAAAGAATATATGGAAATTGGAGTTAAAAACGATGATCTTTTAATTAAAATGGCTGCTTTAGCACAACGTGCTATGAACAGTGAAGGTGGAGAAAGTTCACTAGGAATTTCAGACGAAGAAAAACAACAACTACTTGATGAAATAAACAAGTTTAAATCTGAGGAGTAATGGCTAGTAGTAGGGGTTTAATAGCTATTAACAATGTAGCTAATAATTCTAAACAAAATAGTTTTAGTACCTTTACTAATTTAGGACTTAATAGTCTTATAATAGCAGGGCGTGTTATTAGTATTGTATTAGATGAGACCCACCCTCGTTTTAAAGAACTTGGGGAATGGAATGCTTTAGGTGTAATTGAATTCGATTCAGTTAACGCTCCAACCCCACCCAATCAATTTTATCCTACGGCACGTCCACTAGACCCAGCAGGAAAAACATTCCCATTAATAAATGAGATTGTTTATATGTTGGCTTTACCCAATACCAACATTGGTGAATTTACATCTACTAAAACTAATTATTACATAAACACTGTTGGGATTTGGAACCACCCTCACCACAATGCTTTCCCACAAAACTCTAATATTCTCCCCCCATCACAGCAAAAAGATTATGTTCAAACTGAGTTAGGTAGTGTAAGAAGAGTAACAGACCAATCAACTGAAATATTTTTAGGTAGAACTTTTGTTGAACGAGGTAATATTCATCCTCTATTACCGTTTGAGGGTGATAGAATTGTAGAAGGAAGATGGGGTAATTCAATTCGTTTTGGCTCTACAGTAAAAAATGCTCCAAATACTTGGTCTTCAATTGGAGAAAATGGTGATCCTATTACCATTATTCGTAATGGTCAGGGTAATCAAACAGATGAAGGATGGATTCCTACTATAGAAGATATTAATAATGATGATTCATCAGTTTATTTTACTAGCACTCAGAAAATTCCTTTAGAAGCCTCTAGTACTTCTTACTCTAGTTATTCTTCTAACCCTCCAACTAAACCAAACGAGTATGCTGGTAAGCAGATCATTTTAAATTCGGGACGTTTAGTACTTAACTCTACTGAGGATCATGTATTATTATCGTCTAAAAAAACGGTAAATATCAATGCTATAACTAGTTTTAACGTTGATACACCCAAATCCGTGATTAAATCTAATAGTGTATTATTAGGCGGACCTAACGCAACTGAGCCGATTCTTAAAGGAGATACTACAGTAGCTTTACTTTCAGAATTAACTACTCAACTAACAGCTTTATCAGTAGCACTTCAAAGTTTAGCCCCATTCCCAACAGTTACAGGAGCAGCTGCCCAATTAATTCCTTGGTTGCAAGCTTTTCAACTTAGATTAGAGACAACTAAATCACAGATAAGTAAAACATTATAATGGCTGGGATAGATATAAATAGTATTACAGGGGCAATACCTAATAAACAAACTGCTGTTCAAAAGTTAGCTACACTTTTGATAAGAAAAGTTACTGAAAATGAAAATTTAATACAAGCTCCTTTAAATAATCTTTTAAATCAACTTCCTACAGATGGAACATGTCTTGAACCAGCTTTATTGCAGAGTGTTTTAGATAAAAGAAATAACATTGTAGATTTTTTAAATAAATTTGGTAATTTTTTAGATGTTACAACCTCTACATATACAGGAACTAACGTAGCTTTTAACGCTCTTTTAACTACTATTAGAGGTATTAATTTAAGCCGAGTAGCAACCTCAACTGCATCTAAAGCAATTCCTTTTGGTCTCCCCGGAGCAATTCCTGCTTTGTTAAGTGATTTAGGAGATTTATCAGATAAATTAACATTTGATTCTTTAGGAGAATCTAAATTATCTAAAATAAAAAATGGGTTAGATACTTTAAATGTATCTTTAGCTATTGTTTCTTCGTTTGTAAAAAATATTATTCAAATTTTAAATAGTTTAGATGCTTTATTATTACCTTGTTTAAACGAAAACCAAAAATCTCAATTAACCCCAGTAAATGAGGGATTAGTTAAAATATCTACAGACAGTGGACAATCTATAGATAATTCAACTTATCAAGGTTTTGTTTTTCAAATAGAAGAAGTACCTTTTAGTTCTACTGTTAATCGTATAAAAGCAGTAGCATTTAATCAATCAGGAATTGCCCTATTAGAAACACCTTTATCATTTACAACAAACAGTCAAACATTAATCGATGAACTTAAGCTAATAATTGACAGAGACAATTTAAAAGCTTACTAAATTCAATATTTATAACAAATGAAACCGAGCGAACTAAAATCATTTATCAAAGAAGCAGTTAGAGAAGCTATCCAAGAGGAACTAAAAGACATCCTTTTGGAAGCAGTTCGTGCTCCTAAAGCACCAATCCAGGAAGCTTATCAAATGCATCCTGTAACTGTTAATGCAACTACTACCTCAGTTCCACAAAAATCAGCGACTGAAAAAAGAGCTATGATGGAAAGTATTATGGGAGATATGAGAAGAGGACAAGATACTCTTTCATTTAACTCAGCGAATGCTGTAACTGCAAATACTTTACAAGTTGCTCCTGGTATGAACACTACAGGAGATGGGACCAAATTACCAGAAGGTAATGTTGGTTTAGATATGATTATGGGTCTAATGAAAGGTAAAAGATAATGGCATTCGGAGCACAAAAAATATTCCCAATAGACACCAAGCCAGGAACGGCGGTTGGTGTGGCTATACCTTTTGATGCTCCTGGGGTTTTTTATTCTACCTATACTACCCAAAATGCTGTTAGGAACAATCTAATTAATTTCTTTCTTACTGAGCCCGGGGAAAGATACTTGAATCCAACATTTGGTGGAGGATTAAGATCCTTTATATTTAACCAAATGACAGACGATAACACAGAATATCTTAAAGCGGATGTTCAATCTAAAATCTCAACATACTTTCCTAGTGTTATAATCCAAAGTCTTGATGTTTTACAAGACCCAGATTATAATACTATCAATGTGATTATAAAATATATTATAGCGGATACTACTATATCAGATGAAATTCAAATAGCATTTAACTAATGGCCATAAGACGCAACATACAATATTTAAACAAGGATTTTACCGAGTTAAGAGCGAGTTTAGTAAACTACGCTCGCACTTATTTTCCTACAACCTACAATGACTTCTCTCCATCATCACCTGGTATGATGTTTATGGAGATGGCAGCCTATGTAGGTGATGTTATGTCTTTCTACTTGGATAACCAAATTCAAGAGACATATCTGCAATACGCCCGCCAAACAAATAATTTGTATGAGTTAGCTTATATGTTTGGTTACAAACCAAACGTAACTCAAGTTGCAACTGTACATGTAGATTTTTATCAGCAGGTACCTGCTATATCATCTGGGGGTTCATTTCAACCAGATTTTACCTATGCCCTATACATTCCTGAAAATACTACAGTAGTATCATCAGCTTCAGGAAGTATATCTTTTATTATAGAAGACCCAGTAGATTTTAGTGTTTCATCTTCTGGTGATCCTACTGAGGTAACAGTATATTCAGTTACAGGGGCTACTGTAAACTATTTCTTATTAAAGAAGACTCGCAAAGCTATCTCATCAACTATTAGTACAACCTCATTTACATTTGGCAACCCCCAACAATTCTCAACTGTTACTATTACTTCTCCTAATATCGTAGGTATTTTAGATATTATAGACTCAGATGGTAATACTTGGTATGAAGTCGATTATTTAGCTCAAGACACAGTATTTGACTCTATTAAAAACACTAACGTAAACGATCCTAATCTATCACAATATCAAGGAGATACTCCTTATCTTTTACAATTAAAGGGAGTACAAAGAAGATTTACTAGCCGTTTTTTAAACACCACTACCCTTCAATTACAATTTGGAGCTGGAACCTCAGCAGATACTGATGAAGAAATTTTACCAAACCCCGATAATGTTGGTTTAGGTTTACTATTTGAAAAGGATAAACTTACAACTGCGTTTTCACCGTCTAATTTTGTATTTACAAAGACTTATGGTATAGCCCCGTCAAATACCACTTTAACAGTGAGATATTTAACAGGTGGTGGGGTTGGTGCAAACGTACCTGCTAATACTATAAACAATATTACTTCTGGTAATGTTCAGTTCCTTAACTCTAATCTTGTAGCTAACACAGCTAACTACATATTTGGAACATTAGCAGTTAATAACCCAGCAGCAGCTGATGGTGGTGGTGATGGGGATACAACAGAAGAAATTAGACAAAACGCGTCTGCGAATTTTGCAACACAACTTCGTAATGTAACCCAAGATGATTATTTAGTAAGAGCACTTTCATTACCTGCTAAATACGGAGTTATTGCTAAAGCATATATTGAACCCACTAAAGCACAATCTGTAGCTTCGGGAGCAGCAGCATCAATACTTGATTTATATATCCTTTCTTTTAATAATAGTTCTAAATTAACCACAGCTTCGGTAGCCCTTAAACAAAATCTATCTACTTATCTTTCTCAATATAGAATGGTAAATGATTCTATAAACATTAAAGATGCCTTTATAATTAATATTGGAATTAATTTTGATATTATAGTACTTCCAAATTATAATTCAAATGAAGTACTTACTAAATGTATTTTAGCAATGCAAAATTTCTTTGCTATTAAAAATTGGCAAATTAATGAGCCTATTATCTTAAGAGATTTGTATGTTATTTTAGAAGAAGTTGAAGGAGTTCAAACTGTAAAAAATATAACTATTTCTAATAAAGTAGGAACAGCTTTAGGATATTCTCAATATGCTTATGATGTTTCAGGAGCTACAATTAATAATGTAGTTTACCCTTCAATTGATCCTATGATTTTTGAAGTAAAATATCTTAATACTGATATTCAGGGTAGAGTAGTAAATTTATAAGACAATGGCAGTATATAAAATTTTCCCAGAAAAAGATGCTACAATGTATTCTCTGTTTCCACAGATGAATACAGGTTTAGATGAAATTATTGAAATAAGTAATTTAAATATAGCAGTTGATAGTAACGCTCAAGTTGCTAGATATTTAATCCAATTTGATTCTAGAAGTATAGATAATCTTATTTTAACTAAAGGATCTGGGTCTAATTGGGATATTGATTTGCGTTGTTTTATAGCTACTGCTCAAGGTATTAATTTAGATTCTCGTCTGTATGTTTATCCTGTTTCTGGTGCTTGGGGGATGGGTACTGGTAAATATTTAGATCAACCTATAGTTACTAATGGAGTTAGTTGGGAGTGGCAAACTGTACAAGATGGTAAAAGATGGCCTAGTCTTACTTCTAGTTTATCCCCTTTCACTACCGCTTCCTACTCAGGAAATAATAGAGGAGGTGGAGTTTGGTATACTGGGTCAAGTCTACCA